ACAGTTCGATGTGGTCAAATCCTCGTCGTGTCCACGTTTCAGTGGAGACGAGATTGTTCGGCCCAAACACAGAATCGCCAAAGGCACCGGCTGGGTACACTTTGGCGATTCTGTGTGTGAAGCGTGGTTCGGGGTTCATACCCCTAGCCTACTAGAGGCTAGATGGCCGTGCCACCGATGATGTTGCTGAAGAAGTAGCCGAGGTCGGCTGCGACAACCTTGTTGTCAAAGGCGATTTCACCTTCAACTCGGTCTGCCTTCAGTTCCTCCATACGGAAGCGGCTCACACCAACCGTGGTACCGAGGCCACCCGACACGCCAGTCCACATAAACGTGTAGCCAGCGGAGGGGGTCATCACACCGGGGTTCGGGGCGGTGTAGGCAAGCAGGGCGTTGTTGCCGACGGTGAACTTGTAGTTGCTGGAAGCAACACCAACACCGAGCAGGTCGCTCGCCGTCTCGTTCGCCGTGTTCACGACAGCCTTGGCGACCAGCACTCGGTCAACTCCAAAGAGTTGGGCGAGCAGGTCTTCGGTGACGATGGCACCGGCCTGAGTGAACTTGTAGCGGTCAACGAGAAGCGGGTGGTTCTTCAGCACTTGGAAGACACGGTAGCCAAGCACGAGGGTGTTCGGCTCGTAGCCCGTGGTCTGCAAGATGGCAGCCTTGGCGAGTTCCACGTCCGCAATCGGGTTGGAGTAGTAGGTTCCACCGTTGGTGTACGACGAGGTACCCGTCGCACCAACGTAGTCATCCCACTGCCACACGGCAGTACCAGCGTTAACAGCCGCGGTAGAACCGGTAGCGGGCTGACCATTGACACCCAAGGCCCAGACACCGGCTTGGAAGTAGTCGCTGGCCCACTGAACCTCACGACGGAGAAGAAGACGCTGGGTGATGAACTGCGTCGCCTCCATATCGGGGTTGAGGGGGTTGTCGGAGTTGGCACGGGTCTGGTCACCAATGTCCTTGTGGAAAGCCCACACGTCGGCCATATAGGTGTCCGTGGTGAGGCCGTAGCCAGAACCAGCGGAGACGGTGCCATCAGCACGACGCTGAGCCTCGTCACGGAACCAGTCATCCTTCGTGTACTTGAAGTACAGGTTGGACTTCTTGTCCACCGGGATGACAGGGAAAACCTTGTCAGCGATGAAGTTGTCGGTGTTCTGCAAGTACGCGACTGAAATGTTGGTCAGAATCGCGTCAATGTGAACATTTTGAACGTTTGGTTGGGGCATTGTTCAGGTTCCTTTCTAAACCTATGCGTTGCGAGACGGGGCCGAAGCCGTGACAGCCATCGCAATGAGGTCACCCTGAGCACCGCTGGAAAGCGCAGTACCGTAAACCCACGAGGTAGGGCTGGCGTAAGAACCAGTCGTTGGGTAGGTGACAGGGACAACTGCGCCAGAGGTGTCAATCGTCAGAGCCTGACCGACGGTCACAGCAAGACCACAAACAACCTTGGAGATACCCGAAAGGGTGACCTCAGCCTCAGCGAGGGCTTCAAGGTTGCCGCCAGCAGCAGTGCGGTACACCGGCTGGTTCTGAAGAATACCGATGGCCTTGGGGCCGGTTCCACCAGCGTTCACGGCAGTCGTGCCGGGAGCAGTCTGTCCGGCAACAATCGCCGTGGCAACAGGTTGGCTAGCAGGCTGACCCTGAACCGTGAGGGTAATCGAAGCGCTTGCGGTGGTACCGGGAGCAGCCTGCGAGATGGTGAACGAGCCAGCAGCAATGTTGATGCCGACAACCGTTGCACCAGCAAGACCGGCTGGCGCGGTGACGAGCGCACCGGGGACGATTCCAGCAAATGCTGCTGGGGTCGCCGTGGTACCGGTCACCGACACCGAGTTGCTACCAGCGGTCACGTTCGCAGTGATGGTCGCACTGGTCGAACCAAGGGAAACGAAGCGGAACTGCGGGGTGAAGACCGGGGTTCCAGCCGAGTTAACCTGCGTCGAAAGCGACGAATCGGCAACCAGCGAAACCTTGACGGTGTATGGATTTTGTTCCCAAGCCATATTTATCGAGCCTTTTCAGCGAGGTACTGGGTGTAGAGGTCTGGGTTCGACTGGGCAACAGCCAGCAGAGCAGCCTCAAAGGACGGGGCCGTGCCGGAAGCAACAGCAGCCTTCGCGAGGTTCTCCATCTTGGAGTAGGAATCGTCGCTCGCAACAGGAGCGTCGGAACCAACCTCAGTGAAAACCACGTTGGTTTCAAGCAAAGCGTTGGCACTGTCAAGTGCCTTGACAACCTCGTTCGCGAGGGTGCCATCGTTTTCAGCCAAGCGACGAAGCGCAGGGCCGACAATCGTGGGGTCAATGTTCAGGTGCGACCACTGAGCAGCCTTCATCACGGCAGCCTCGTCAGCACGAGCGTCACGCTCGGCCAAAAGAGCCTGCTCTGAGGCAGCAGCCTTGCGGAGTGCAGCCTCGGCGTTAGCCGAAGCGTCATCCAGCATCTTGCGGATAGCCGCAGGCATCGCCTTAATGATGTCAGCCTCGCTCGCAGCCTCAGGGATGATGACAACCTCTGGGGTTGACACCTCTGGGGTGAAAGACATAGTTTCCTCCTTGGAAACGAGGGTGGGGATTACTGCCTTGTTCGCTTCGACTTCCACTTCGTCGTTGGCATCATCTGCCAATTCGATTTCAGTGTCTTCGGGGCGAACTTCGTCAAGAACCGCAGCAACGTCAGAAGGATTGGCAGACTTCATCACTACCCAGCCATCGTGGAGGTGCGCCGGGCGGTCAACGCCCGAAGTCTCCTTGATGTTCAGACGGACTAACTTACGAGCCACGCCATCTCCTAACGATTCATTGCCCATCTAGGGCTTGACTACTGAAATCGTAGAAGACTTTTTGGAAGTGTCAAGCAATAGCGCGATATTGCGCTTGCCGAGGGCCTAGAAGACGGAGTAGTTGTCCTCTTGGCAGCGTTGTTGGAACGAACACCAGTTGCACAGGATGGATGGCTGTGCTGGAAAATTGGAAGTCTCGTAGGCTCGCTCAATGGCTGCCCACACGGAACGCACACGAGTTTCAGCATCCCGGATGTCAATGTCCGTCACGGTTTTTTCGATGGTGACTGCATCCTTGACGTAGATAAGGCTCATCACGCTGGGCCGTTCACCGTAAACCTTTTCGCACAGGTAGGCGTACACCTGACACGCTTCCAATGCCTTGGATTCGTACCGGGGCTTTGGAACCTTGCCGGTCTTGTAGTCACGGATGGCGAGTGTGCCATCTGGGAGCCGGTCTAGCCGGTCAATGATTCCTCGCAGGCCAAAGTCGCCCATATCCAAGTCCAAACGGATTTCGGTGGAAACCACGTCAATCGAACTGGGGTCTTCCATCGTGAAGTAGGTGCGAATCAACTTGGTGATTTCGGCAGCGTACTTCTGCACACGGATTTCATCGAAGCCAAGTTCTTCAATCGCTTCGGGGGTCATATATTCCCGATAGAGCGAACGGAAGTGCTTCATCGCATTGTCCACTGTCCGGTCTTCGGGGGCTTCGTCACGGAACAGGTTTTCCAGCACGGCGTGGAAGATAGTTCCCCGGTATGCAGCCTCACCCTTCTTCTCTGGCAGTCTCTCCACCGAGACGTACTGGTACTGGCGAGGGCAGTTTTTGAATTGGCTTACCCGACTTGGTGATACTCCGTCGGGCTTCTCACCGAGATAAACAGGGGTTGAGGACATACGTTCCACCATAGCAGAACGGTGTGACGTTTACTTGTACCGGCGAGCCTTACGAATCAACTTGTTGACTTCTTCGGCCAAAGCGAACGCAGCGTCAATGTCACGGGTGTAGATGCTGAAATCTTGGAACGGCATACCAATGCCGTTGAACTGCTCACGCTGGATGAGGCGCAGTTCGGTGATTCCATTCCCCGACCAAACGACGTAGCGATACGGCTCGTCTACTGCTTCAAATTCGTTGAACTCGCCCTTCTTCCACACAAGCCGGGACTTGGTGAACGGCCACATCAGGCAGAACCCTCTGCGTACTGCACGAGGTGGGTGAACGGCTCAATGGATTCCAAGCGAGCAGTGAGGTCGGCCACCTGCTTGGTCAGTGCTTCGTTTTCACTGGCCAGCCGCGCAAGGGCATCCTGCTGGGTCAGTGCCTTTTGGACAAGGTTGTGCAAGTCTTCGTCGTTCGGCGTACCAAGGGTCATTTCCTTGGCAATCCTCTCGGCCAATTCGTTCAGTGAACTCATCCTCAACTCCCTACTAGGGTTGCTGCACATAGGTTAGCACAGATATTTAGTTTGCCTACACTTGACCCGTGTAGCGTGGGCAAGTTTCTAAGTCGTTCCAATCCGGGTGGAACTCAACGGCTGTACTCCGATGGCAGTGCAGACATTCCACCAACGCCTCTCCGAGGGCAATGCAATCTTTGTTGGTGATGCGCCAGTCGTGCTGGCAGAACTCCGGGTCAACATCTTGGACAGTGATGACGGTGCGCTTGTACCCGTCACGGCGAATCCGGCCTTCGACTTCCATTCTGACCAGCATCTGCTGAACCGTTGATGTACTCCGAATTCCTGTCGCAGTGCAGATACTTCGGATGGATGGTGAAAACCCCATCTCCCTACAGTGCCAAGCGATGTAGCGAAGAATCTCTGCGTCTTTACGACGGGGTGGCGTGTTCGGTTTCGTTCGCATTTCACTACCGTACAGGGTTGAGTGTGTTGTTGCAAACCTCTGCTGAAGTGGATACGATAACGGGGCTTCGGTTGGCAGACAGTCTGCCAAGCCCTAACCCGAAGTACTGCAATGCTGCGTTAACCAACACCAGAAGTACCGACGAGGCGGCCTCTCCAACGGGCCGCTTCGTCATTTCTCTTGACACCCTGTAGTGGGGTTGGTATACTGTGTTTGGAAGCACGTCGGCGTGGCGACGGTAAAAAGGGCATTAAGCCACGAGCGTTGTCAGAAGACAGGTTGCCACTTACGGTTCTTTGGAAGTCACCATCCAAAATTTCCTACCTTGGGTGACAAGGTTGGAAGCCGTATAAAAAGAACCATTGCCTATCGGATGGTGATTTTGGCATATACAGATAGGTATGGGAGTAGCAGTCCCCTGATTACCAAGGCTTGGCCAGCCAACTGCAATTCAATCCTGAGCGTCTTGCTCTGCCTCGGAGATGAGTGCGTCGGCAAAGGCCGAGATGTTGTCGAAGTCAATGCCTTGATGCGCTGCGAGCCGACCAGTGGCGAGGTGAAAAGCGTAGCGAAGTACGTCTTTCTCCTTTTCGATTTCGGCAATCTTGTTGTCCGTTGTGACGGTGTGCTGAATCAACTTGTCAATGTCTTCGGCGTACTTGTAGAGCAACTGGTGGCAGGTTTCCAAATCCCTTCGGGTGGTTTCCACCAACGCCTTCAGTTCTTTCTTCCTCATCGGTACCTTTCGGGAATAGGCCCCTTGTAGGGCGTTCCATTGAACTCGGTGGTGAACGGGAACCGCTTCGTGCAGTTCTTGCAGTTCACCCACACCTTGCTTCCTACTGCGATGAGTTGCCATTCGTGCGGACAATCCACTATTCCAAACCCCCAAGGAGAATGACGGCAATCCTATCCACAAACTGGAGTGCGTCGGCAATGTTGTCAAAGTCGGGCGTAGTGAAAAATGCGTGGAACGAGCCGTCGGCTTCTTCGTAGACCTTGGCGTAGAAACCGTTCCCATACCAAAGGCTGACTAGCCGTTTTTCACCTTCGCCCAGCACTACTGCTCCCCAAAGAGAATGAAGTCGCTCACTGGGGTGATGTACTCGGTGTCGGTTTCAATCCAAACCCGTGCGCCACATTTGTCCGGGGTGTCGCTCTGCACGAGGCGCATCGGGCCGTTGATGAGGATTTCACTGTAGTGAGCAACCCCTTTGTAGGTGCGAACGATGATGGCTGGTTCGCCCTTCTTGATTTTCTGTTGGTGAATATGAACGATGGCCTTCACGCCTGTAGCCAGTCGCTTGGGCTTCCGAGCCGGACAACGCCGTAGCAAATCTCGTCATTTTCATCCAGCAACGCTTCTTCGGCATCCGTCAGTGGTGGAAAATCGTGGAAAGCGCAGTACTGCTGGGTACAGAAACCCGAAGCAATTCCAAATTCCAGCCATTCGTCAAACGTCATTCGACCACCTCTATCTGGTAGAACATTGGGGCATCATCGTAGATACGGTTTTGTGCGATTTCACTGTACTCAGGGTTGAGTTCCGTACCAACAAAGTTCCTTCCGTGGCGCAGCGCAACGACTGCCACCGTTCCACTTCCAGCAAACGGGTCAAGTACCGTGTCGCCGGGTGCTGAACCAGCAAGGATGCACGGCTCTGCAAGGGCCTCTGGCATCACCGCAAAGTGCGCCCCTTTGAAGGGCTTAGTGTTGATAGTCCATACGTCACGCTTATTCCGCTTACCGTCATAGACCTTGTATTCGGGTGGTCGGGCATTGACCCCCTTTAGACCCTGCCTTTCAGCAGAACCCTTTGCCGCCTTTGTGCCAGCAGGGATAACGCCATCCTCTTTGATGGCCTCGTGGTCGTAGTAATACCGAGGCGACTTGGTGAGCAGAAACAGATACTCGTGGCTCTTGGTGGGTCGGTCGGTGACGCTCTCGGGCATCGGATTGGGCTTGTGCCAGATGATGTCGCTGCGGAGATACCAGCCGTCTTGCTGAAGTGCGAACGCCACGCGCCAAGGTATGCCAATCAAGTCTTTCGGCTTCAGGCCAGTGGGCACTGGTGGTCGGCCTAGGGCTTTCAATGCGTCGTGTTGACCGTTTTCATTGCCCTTACGGTTACCACCACCACCAACTCCTGAGCCAGCATAACTGTCCCCAAGGTTGAGCCACAAGGTTCCATCGTCAGACAGCACACGGCGCACCTCACGGAATACCTCCACCAGTTCATTGACGTAATCGTCTGGTGTCTGCTCTAGGCCAATCTGTCCATCGTGTCCATAGTCACGCAGCCCGAAGTAGGGCGGTGAAGTGATGCAGGTGCGGACAGAGCCGTCGGGGATTTCGGCCAAGCGTGTACGCACGTCACCCACGAGGATGCGAGCGTGTGGCATTACTTCCCGCCGAAGCGCAGGTTGGCGTGCTTAGGGCAGAAGTGGGCTTCTTCAGTTGGAAGCCAATCCTCAGCATCCGGGGTTCCCGGCTCCGTTGCTCTCGTACACTCCGGCTCGTCGCACAGCCAAAGT